CCAGATGTCGTTGAATATTATAGTGCCCTTTGGCCCTTCTGATGTACCCTCTGCTGATTGCTCTAGTCTCCAAGGAGAGTACGCACCTACAACTTCCGCATCAGATGCAGAGTCATGTTTGTTAGCGTGGATCAGATCCCCGTTTGATGGGTAGACACCTATCTTGTCAAATGAGTATTGTATAGGTTCTCCTGTTATTAAGTCAAACCCACCCGGATTTCTGGAAAGGGCAAAGTCTTGAGGCCACCCTTGGTTCCGTAGATTGTACTTATGGGACTGAGAAAGAGTAGAAGGTCTCTCATCAATGTCCAGACCGTCATCTACTCCCCATAAATCTCTCATCTCTATAGCGAATGACCTGTCTGTTACAAGTTCTGTATCCGTATCATAAGAAAACTCTATGACTTCCTGCCCTCTACCTGTGAGATAGAACTTGCCGTCTATGGATGTAGTAGATGCTACTGTAGTAGCGTACTCAGCAGGTAAGATATAAACCAACTTAGGGCCAGCAAAAGTAACATAATTTGCTGTTACAGCAGGTGCGTTAGCTTCATACATACGCAGAGTGTTGCTGTCTTGTACCACAAGGAAACTTACCGCACCCTCGTTAGCTGGATTACTCCACTGGAAACTTGCTAATACGTCATCTGTCTCAATAGAAGTTGCTGCCCTTGGTGTTCCACCATCTTCAAACTGTATACCAAACCTTCGCTGACGGCTCCCATCTCTGTTCAAGACAAAGTTAGATTCATCCAGAGATGCCCCTTCAGGGTATGTCAAGGGGCCAGCTTCTGTGACCAACCCCTTTACAAAGGTATTAAACTCGATTCTTCCCTTTGCCATTGCTAGTACCCGCCTTTAGTGTTTTATACTTCTCTATCGCTTGATGCGCTACAACCTTCCTGTTCCAGTGGCCCTGTAGGACGGCAGGGACTTCCCCGCCTCCTACGTAGTGGATCTCGTAAGTACCGATCTTTACAGTCCGTACCTCAAGCTCTTTCTTAGCCGGTGTACTGGTTCGGGTTGAAGTTGCTGCCACCGCCGCCTTTCCTTGAACCTCTGCCGAAGTTGCCATATCTTATACCACCTTGTACTTTGAAGCCGCGCTGGGCCATTGCCAGATTACCGCGAGAGGCTTGCTGTTCTGATTTACGATCTTCCTGTTCTTTGATGCGAGCAAAGCAAGCACTCTTAGCTTCTGCCAAGAAAGTAGGGAACACCTCTGTAGGGAAGTCTGGTACGAATGTATCTTCGTGAGTCCACTCAGGTTGGGCGTAGGCCACACACTGAGCTTGATTACCTGTTAGGGTTGTAGACAAGTCTTTGACATAGGAGTCAAGCACCAACCACTCATCGTCGAAGCTGGTATAGTAAGTAGGTGGTTTGTCATTCAGTATGAACATAGTCATGTCTGACATAACAACTTCTTCTACATTGTCGTTGCTAGTCGCCCTGTTGTTTGTCCGCTCTAGGAACTGATCAGGGTAAAGATACTTCATCTCTTTGAACCGTTGATCCGAGGAAGTTTCTTTCCTATCGCTGTAAGCAAAGTAATCCAACCGAGAAATGGCGGTAGGTAGCTTCAGCCTATTAGGCATTGCTGAGACACCACTGTTCTCAAGGTAAAGCGACTTGCGGAGGTGTGGCCAGTCTTTACGGGCAATCATCTCAAAGTAGACGGATCTTACTATTCGTGCTACTTGGGTGCTCTCACCTGAGTCACCGATAGCCGAGACATTATCTGAGTCCATGTCGGACATAATGTCGATAACCATATCGAGTAGAGACATTTTCATTTCTTAGTACTCCTCTTCTTCTTTGTCCCCTTGCCTGCCTTACCGCCTATCTTCCCACCTTCGGAACGATTAGACTTGACTGACTGGACTGCCCTGTTGGACTTAGCATTGGTGCCACCTTTAGCCAACGGCTTCTTATGCCCTACGTCCTTACCATCTCCCTTGGAGACTTTACCGGCCTTCTCAGCCTGTCTACGGGCAGTGTTACGCTTGGCTCTATTCTTCTTCTGCTCAGGCTTAGAGTTGTAAGCCCTCTGTTGCTTGCTCCGCTTACTCGCTGAAGCACTGGTCTCTCCCTTCTTTGGCATTATCTCTCTCCAACGACAAGGAATGAACTAAGCTCGGCAGTAATGTTATTGATGGCGTTGACGTTAGCTACCTGTATTTTAACGTAATCATTCTGGTTAAGAGTAATATTGTTACGGATCGTGAAATACGCTACATCTCGCCCACCTTGAAGGTTGTTAATAACCCTTGTGGCGGTACGCCCATCTTCAAAGCTGGAAGTAGCATCTCGCCATATAACAACTTTAGCCTCCACGACATCCGCATTCACACAATCCAAAACTAGATTACCTGCCAAGGTATACTCTACAGGAGAGTTGCCGAGGTGTCTTAGCTGGCCGTTAGATGGCTCATCGAAGTGTACCAGCTCTGTGGCGGTATAAGTTCCCGCCAAGTCAACAAAGGTTCCCGCGACTGTTATGGTTGTGGCAACCTCCGCTGTGATCTCCAGATCCCCACCTACATGCGTATTGGGCAAACCGATGTTACTCTTCCACATAGATTTTATGGAAGCCTCTGATATGTTAGGTGTGATGTTTGTATCAGATGCGTCTATGACACCATCTCTTGACATGATCACACCGGAGAATTGTAGGGTGCTAGGGTTAGTAAAGTTAGCTGCTGAGAAGTCACAGAATGCTGCACTAGCCGGTAAGTCACAGTTAATGTCAGTTAAGAAACGGCTTGCCATAGTAAAGGCCGCCCCTGCTTTAAACAGCGGCTCTGTCATGCCTGCATCTAAGCTACGGACAATACTGGTAGTGATACGGAAACCACCTACCCAAGTACCTTTTAGGGTAAGGCTTGGTGTTCCACCAAAGCGGCCTGAACCTTCTTCTAAGCCCTGTCTGTAGTTATCAAGCGTTCCCAAAGATGTGCAGTTCTCGTAGTTAATTCGCGCAAACTCTATAGCACCGAAACCAGTTGACCCTATTAGGTTAAATACCTGAGAGCTTGCCCCAGATACGTCCATTGTAAAGTCACCGCCTAGTACGTTACCCGAACCTCCAACAGGGCTTGTGAACATAGTGTATGCTGATGCGGTGGAGATCAACTTGGATATACCTAAGTTGTATCCCTTGAGGTTTATACCTCCAGCCGGTACTTCAATGGACTGCGTTCCCATGTCTATGATACCGTCTATAAAATATTCTTTAGTTGAATCTATTGAGGCTAGATCAGATGCCTGTGTTACGATTACCTGATTTACCAGATCTGCTGATGTAGCGTCTGTCCATACGCCGCTCCCAACACCATCGGCTATATAAACTTCCCCGGCGTTCGCAGTAGCTGCGCCTTTGGGTTCGTGCAGAGATGCACCTGTCAATGTATTATGTTCGGCCATGAAAATGCTCTCCTAAAAATAAAAAGTAGGGGCAGAGGTCTTTTCAGACATGCCCCAAAGTGTTATACGCGAGTGAACTCGACGATAACTTTAGCGTATGATCCAGCAGCTGCTGCAACTATAGCTGCATCTGGAGCAACAGTGATAACTGAAGCAGCAGTAATAGCAGTAGGAGTAGCAGACAGTGCGTAAGCAGAGATGCCAGCAGCATTCAATACTTTAGCAGTAGCACCGGCATCAACACCGTCAATCTCAACATCTACAGAACCTGAAGTGAATACTGATTCAACTTCAACGTAGACAGCAGTGATTGCTGCGTTACCTTCTGGGATAGAGAAAGACTGAGCGGCTAGAGCAGCTGCGCTAGTTCCGTCAAATTCAAATACGATACGGCCTTCACCATCAGAAGCGCAAGTAACGCCTCCAACATTTCCGATTTCACGCTCGCCGTAACGCTGGCCTACACCTAGACCGTTTGTTCCTGATTCGTATGACATAATAATTTCCTTAATTAGTTAGATGAGATTAGTATTTAGAAGCACTAGTAACGAGGACAGCCAGAGTATCTAAACGCTGAGCACCGAAACCGAAACGAGCAGTCTGAACGTACTCATCACGCTGTAGGTCTTTGTTACGATCGCCTTCAACTTTAGGCATTTGACGCCATGCAGCCATCAGAGGCTTAGTGTTGTCATCGAGAACACACATGAACAAGTTAGCAACGCCATCAGCGATAGTAGTAGTACCGTCTTGCAAAGAACCTTTAGGGAGACGGTTAGAAGTCATAATGTCCCAGCCAAAGATGTTAGTAACAAAGCTGTGCTCACGAGCAAAACCGTTCTCGAAGATGCCTTGTGCAGTTGGGTTGCCATCTAGGTTGCCAGTAGTTACTTGATACTTAGTGTTCAAAGTAGCTTCAACAACAGGATCAACAACACCAACACGACCGCCCATTGGGACTTCGGCTTTGTTGAATGCTAAACGCAATGCGATCAGGTGATCGAAAGAGAATATGTTGTCAGTCTCAGAAGAGGCGATACGGTGAGCGAAACCATTGACCAAGTTCGCGCCAGCTTGTGCTTGAGCAGCGTTCAAAGTAGCAAATGCCTGAGTCTCAAAACGCTCTTGGATTGCGCGAGTTGCTTCTTGACCACGAGTAGCCATCAGTGCTTCGATCTGCGCACCGTCTTGACGCATCTTGTCAGTAACGTACCAACCGTCACCGATGTACTCAGAGATACGTAGTTCAACTTCTCCGGTCTCGATTGGGCTGTACTTGATCGGTGCATCTTCTTCAACTTCTTGGATCTGAGCTTCACCGATAGTTTTGATGTTTAAGACTTCGCCTGAACCGAAATCAGACACGTTGCGGTAGAAAGAACCGGGGAACAAGCCGTCATGTAAAGTGGTTAGGATGAAATCTGAATACTGTTCAGCTTCTACAAAGCTGCGGTTTGATTGTGAAGTAGTAGCCATTGTGCTATTCCTTTAATGTTATAAATTAATTATCGAGACCTAAACGTTCATTAGTGGCGGCTTTAGATTTTCTAAACGCTTCGACACTAGGTGAAGTACCACCCTGAAAAGGGTTGAACGTAGGCTGTTGAGGTTTGTTGTCGCTTAAGTTGCCAGCACCAACTGAACTGCGTAGTGGGTTAGCCACTGCCGCAGGCTTGTCGTCAATACCAAGCATCTTAAAAACAGCAGCAGGATTACGAGCTGCAAGCTCATTGATCTCGCTGTTAGTGAAACCCAAAGCTGCTGCACTTTCGTAGTACTTAGCTTCTGCTTCCACCCCGTGCTTCTCTACAAAGGCTGATGTAACTTTCGATACATTAGCTTTAGCAGTAGCTTCGGTTTCTCTTTTGTTCAACATGCCTTCCAGCAGTTGAGCAACATCGTCCTCGCCTATTGAAGAAGTGGGTTCAGCCGGAGCTGGCTCACTAACCTCACGAGGTTTAACGGCATCAAGTACGGCTTGAAGAGTAGTGGATTCTTCTACTTTCTGTCTGAATGAAGTATTCTCCTCTTCCAAACGCCGGATATGTTCCTGAGCGGCTGCGGTAGCTTTCAACGCATCCTCTACTGAAGCATACTTTTGCTTGCCCTCGGAATTAACTATAGCACCTAGTAGCTGGTCTGCTGCACTGGCTTGTTCATTTCCGCTTTGACTCGCTTCTGCTGGTGTGCTCTGCTCGCCATTATTGAAGATAGACTGGTCGGTC